TGCATTGATTTTCCTGGAGAAAAACAAACACTTTAAAAAGTTATTTACTGAGACTTATTTAAGGGACTTTGCTCTGGGTATGCTGACGTTTACTGCTAGTTTGCAGGCCCAGGAACCAAAGGTTCAGGCTCATGCTCAGTGTCAGCTTACGGGTGTTGCTGGTTTACAGCAATTTTTGGCTAATGTGAGACAGACTGGTGTTACTGCAAGAGAAGCACTATTTAGTGCAGAACAAGAGCTAGAGAATATCCTAGCCGAAGAGGGGTAACCCATGGCTGTTGCCGAAGAAACAAAAATGGAAGAAGCACCGATTGAGGCACTGGAATTGTCTGATGAAGACTTTGCTAAATTAGAGGGTCCTCCAGAACTTACAGAAAAAATTGTTGAGGAAGAGCCGGAAGAAGAGGTTGATCCTGATGCAGTTAAAAAAGCTGAGGAAGATGCAGAAGCTGAAGCAAAAGCCCAGGAAGAAGCTGATGCAGCTGCTAATAAAAAGGCTGAAGAGCTTGCAGCTGAAGAAGCCAGTAAAGTTTTCTCAGAAGAAGATAAAGATTTGAAGAAGCCAGAACCAGAAAAGAAAAAAGAGGAGGTTGAAACTGACCTTGAGGCGGATTCGGATAAAAAAATTAAAACAGATAAAAAAGAAGACAAAGAAGTAAAGTCTGATAAAGCGGGGATTGATTATAAAGCTGAGTATGAAAAGATCACTGCTCCATTTAAAGCAAATGGTTATGACATGGCTGTAAAGAATACTGATGATGCTATCCGTCTTATGCAGATGGGAGCCAATTATCATAAGAAGATGGCCGGTCTTAAACCTTCAATGCGCATTCTTAAGTTACTCGAAAAGAATGGCCTGATGGAAGAGAATGATCTTAACTTTTTAATTGATCTACACAACAAAAATCCAGAGGCAATTACTAAACTGGTTAAAGACAGTGGTATGGATCCTTTGGATGTAAATGTTAAAGATGACAGTAAATATACTCCGACCCAACATACTGTTAATGAATCAGAACTTGATTTAGACGCTGTACTTGAAGATATTCATAGTACGCCCACCTATCAGGATACTCTGAATGTAATAACGAATGTATGGGATCAAGACAGTCGTAACATCATTGCCAACTCACCTCAAATTATTAAAACAATCAATGAGCACGTTGCCGATGGGACCTATGATAAAGTCATGAAAGCCGTAGAGTATGAACGCAGCATGGGGAATTTAACTGGGATATCTGATATTCATGCGTATAAACAAATGGGTGATCAGCTATACGAAGCAGGGCAGTTTAAAAAGGAGGAAACATCTCCTGTAACAGAAACTAAACCTGAACCAGTTATTGCTCCAACTAAAATCGATTCTAAAGCAGAGGAAAAACGGAAAGAACGCAAGAAGGCTGCTAGCCCTACTAAGAGTAAAGGTACTCCAGCAGTCGTATCGTATAATCCTTTATCCATGTCTGATGATGATTTTGCTAAAATTGACCCTAATGATTTTAAAGTAAAATAATCTATTAAACAAGGAAATATAAAATGGCACTACCTGACGGTGGACGAGGCTTTGTAACAGGCGGAGCGGCGTCTGATATAGGTACTCAGCTAGTAACTGAGTATTATCAGAAAAAAGCTCTTATTGAGCTGAAAAAAGAACAGTACTTTTCCCAGTTGGCTGATGTAACGGCCATGCCCAAACACATGGGTAAAACAATTAAACGGTACCATTACATGCCTTTACTTGATGATGCGAATATCAATGATCAGGGATTGGATGCTGCTGGTGCAACAACGACTTTTGAATCTACCATTACTGTTGCAGGTCCGGACGGTGAAGGTACCCTTGGCGCAGGAATGAAAGAATATTTTGTTGGTAACCATGCATCAGTTGATGCAACAGCTATTACTGCTGCAAAGACAGCTTTTGTTGCCTGGATCCAATCACAATTTCCTGATCAGTATGCAACCATGGCCCATGCTTCTGTTGCAGCCGATTATGCCATTCAGGCAGCTACCGGTGAAGCAATTCAGGTTGATACTATTACCCTGGTTACTCTTACTACTGATGATGTAATTACTATCACTTGGGATGGAGTAGATCTTGAATTTACTATGGCTGGTGTTCAGACTATTGATGCTGCTCTGGCTGGTTTGATTGCATCCCCAAATGCTGCAAACTACGCAGCTATGCCTTTCACCCTTGCTCTTGCTACCGGTACCGGTACTAATGGTGGAACTCTTACTGCAACTTTTGATCGTGCTGGCTATCAGGCTAGTCGTGTAGCCTGTACAATAGCTGGTACTGGTACTGAGTCTGTTGCAGAAACTGTAGAAGGTGCTAATACTATTTACGATCTGGGTTATGAAACAACCCTGAACACTTCTGTAAATGGTGCTGGTAATCTTTATGGTTCCAGTAAAGATGTTGGTTATATCTCCGGTAAACTCCCTGCACTGACCGAGGTTGGTGGAAGAGTTAACCGTGTTGGTTTCAAACGTATTACTCTGGAAGGATCTATTGAGAAATTTGGTTTCTTTGATGAGTACACCCAGGAATCTCTGGACTTTGATACTGATGCTGAGATGGCCATGCATATTAACCGTGAAATGCTCTTTGGTGCCAATGAAATTACCGAGGATGCTCTGCAGATTGATCTGCTTAACGGTGCTGGTGTTATTCGTTATGCCGGTGATGCTTTAAGTAAAGAGGATATGTCTGGTGTTGCTTCTACCCTGACTGAAGTTGATTATGATGATCTAAGTAAGCTTTCCATTGATCTTGATAACAACAGATGTCCTAAGAACACCAAGATTATAACCGGTTCCCGAATGGTTGATACAAAGGTTATTAACTCCGCCCGTATTATATATATTGGTTCTGAGTTGATTCCTACCATTGAAAAGATGACTGATCATTTCAGTAACCAGGCATTTATCCCGCTGGCACATTATGCGGCTGCTGGTTCTGAGATTAATGGTGAAATCGGTACCATTGGACATTTCAGAATTGTTGTTGTTCCTGAGATGATGCACCATAACGGTGCTGCCGGTTCCGTAGGTATCGCTGAGGGTGTTAACTCTGGTTATCGTGTAACTGATGGTTATTATGATGCGTATCCGATGCTTGTTGTTGGTGATGCTTCATTTACTACTATTGGTTTCCAGACCAGCGGTAAAAGCACCAAGTTTACCATCTTCCATAAGAAACCAGGTAAAGAGATGGTTTCCACGCAGGATCCTTACGGTGAATCTGGGCTTATGAGTATCAAATGGTACTACGGTTCCATGATTTTGCGCCCAGAACGGTTGGCCGTGTTGTGGACTGTTGCACAGTGGTAAAATCAACTTGACACTAAGTGTTGAGTAAAATGTAATTTACTCTCTTCCCCTTTAATTAGGGGAAGAGTTTCTTTAACAGTAACCTGACACAAATAAAGGTGGACAAATGGCAAAGCAAGCAACAGAATTAAGTCTTTTAAAAGATAGAGCAACACTAATGGGTATTAAATTTCATCCTTCAATTGGAGTAAAGTCTTTGAAAGAAAAACTCAATGCAGTACTCAACTCGGAAGAAGAAGTAGAAGAGATGGTTGTACAGAAACCCAAGCCTCGATTTAAACAGAAATCAGAAGCAACCCGTAAAGCGGAAAGTAATACCCGGTTGAGAAAAACAGCAAACCGGTTAGTTCGTATAAATTTAACATGCATGAATCCAAACAAAAAAGATTGGCCTGGAGAAATACTTAGTATCAGTAATCGAGTTATTGGTACTATTAAAAAGTTTGTTCCTTTTAATACTGAAGTCGGATATCATGTACCAGCAGCTATTTTAAGATTGGTGCAGGAACGAAAATACCAGGCTTTTAAAGAAATTAAACTACCCAATGGCCAGAAACAGAAAAGAGGCCATTTGGTTAAAGAATTTGCAATTGAAATTTTAGATCCCTTAACTCCACAAGAACTGAAAGACCTAGCCCAACGCCAGGCGATGGGTAATAGAATAGAAGATTAGGAGTCATAAATGGCAAACTTAACCCTTGATCCAATTGAAGTAGAACCAAATGTTAGTCTGGATGAACCAGATGTTGAGCAGTTAACTACCAGCAGCATTACTGGTACCGGTGTATTTGATAAGCTAATGGCTGTTGTTAAGCTCCATTTGCTTGATGAATACAACAATGACCGTATTACTGGTGATGAGTACTCCAAAGTATATTTAGGGGCTCTTAGCGCTGTTATGCAGCAATCAATTGCTTTCCTTGACAGCCATCAGAATGGCCAACGGATCAGGGCAGAGATTGGCTTGGTAAGACAGAAGACTGTTACTGAGCTTGCTCAGACTGATGATACTATATTACTTAATCTTGGTTTTAATGGTACGACTGCTGTTGAAGGAGTAGTTGCTGATCAAAAGGCTCTGGTTACCCAGCAATTAGCTTTAGCAACTGCTCAGACTACTACTGCTACTGCTGAGAAGGATTTACTTGGTCAGAAGATTATTACTGAATTGGTCCAAACTGGCGACAGTCTTGTTACAGCTAAAGCTGCTGGATACGGATATAATGGAAATGATAACCTTGGTGGTTTTGCTGAATATAAAAAACAACAACAAGAGATGGATGTAGCTCTAACAGAACAGAAAATTGTAACTGAATTATCTAATACTAGTGACTCTAAACCAGCTACTTTAGGACAGATGAACTCTGTTACTGTTATTGAAGGTTTAGCATATCCTCAGAGAGAGAAAATTCTATCTGAAAAGAACTTACTTGATCAGAAAAAAGCAACTGAATTAGCCCAGATCCAAGATCTTACTGTTAGTGCTGCAATTGTTGCTGGTGTTATTGGTAAACAGAAAGCTTTATTCCAAGCTCAGACTGATGGATTTACTCGGGATGCAGAACAGAAAGCAGCTAAGCTTATGGTTGATGCTTGGTCAGTTTCTGCTACTATGGGTGTTGGTACAGTTAAATCAGCCAATCGTTTAGATGATCCTAATCTTGGTGCAATGTTGGATGTTCTTCTGGCTGGGGCAAATGTTACACCAATTCCTTAATTAACTAATGGGGGCTTAATTAGCCCCCATTACTGTAGGAGCTTATGGCAACTAGAGTTACAGTAGCAACCGCAACAATGCAGCTTATGGAGCCTGATAATTCTCCTGTAGAGAATGCTGTCCTTTCTGCCGTTTTATCTGGCAACAATATAAGCAACAGTTTAACTAATATTGTACTAGGTGGTATGGCCACCAAAGTAGCCGGCTTTATGGGCTATGCTGAACAGTTTTATACTCTTGGTTTACCACAAGGAACTACTGATACTTTATTTACCGCCCCTAAAGCTGATGTTGCAGCTGCAATTGTTACTGATATGATCTTACCCCTTGGAGTACAAGTTGAAGCATACTTCACAGATCCTTTATCGATCTACTATCTTGTTCTACCATTTTTAACTGCTGACCGAACCTATGATTATTTAACTCAAGAAATAACTACCTTTCCTGCAGGAATGACTATTCCTACTGTTAGTTCCACTGGTGCCTTAGCAATTAATAAAGTCACTTTGTATGAACTGTCTTTAGCTGCAGATAATGTTACAGTTACCATTACTTATAAAATTCTAACCTCTTACGTTGTTCTCCACTCAAAGGCTAATGCTACCGTTGAATCAGATCCTGCTACTTATTACAATGAAGACCAGGTAATCAGTTCCAGCTATGAATTAGGTGCTGAATACTGTATGGCCTCTTATTACGAGCTGGATGCTGGTGGCGCAACGACCCTGCCACTCAAATGGTGGGCATATAAACTTTCCGATGGCACACATCCAGCTTTAAGTGGTACCGTTACAATACAAACTTCTACTGATTTTATGCCAGTGGTTCCTATTAGAAGAGTAAATATTGATCTAACTTCTGCACCCTATCAGAGTACTCAACAATATATTACCGGTAAAGCTTTACTAAAGAAAATAAAATTAGATATTGATGAGATTGCGACCCAAATAAATGATAACCCAGATAAAGATGATATTGATCATGCTTATGTAATGTTTGGGGTTAATATGCAGACTACCAGTAATGCAGGCATCTGGTACCTTGGAGAATTCTTTGAACATATTGGTGCCTTAACAACTGCTACTGCTTGGACCCATGTGGATGATATTCTTAATGGAGATTCAACAGTAAATGTTAATACTAAACAAACCTACACCATGAATACCTCTCTTGTGGAGTATGGCCTTAAACTTAAAATTGAATTCTTATATATTACTACAGTTTTTATTGTTGGTTCAATTGGGGCTATTGGCACTGCTACTAAGACGTTTACCCGGAATACTGTTGGTGATGTTTATAATTTAAGCTCTTGGGATGATAATTCTAAAGTAGTCTTCAAATTACAGACAGAAGCTAATTTATATAAAGAAGTAACTGTATACGCTCCCAGACATAATAATGACATATGGACCGGGCATTCAGTTAATACTTACCTTAATGATGTAATCGATGATGCAGATAATTTAAACTTTATTGTACCAGTGCATTACGGTGTATCTTTCAATATGAATAAGATAATGCAAAATCAACTTTATCAAGAAGCACTTATACTGGTTATTAATGCTGTAGATGTTGTTAAGCTTAAATGGTATGAATCTAGTTTGTTTAAATTTATCTTTTTATTTGCATCTCTTGCTTTTGCATTATGGTCTGCTCAGCCTTGGTTGTTAGATCTTGCTACTGCAGCTTCGGCAGGTTATATGGCCGTTATTAATTTTATCCTACCTCAAGTTGTTTTTGGAGTAGCTTTAAATTATGGTGTACAGCTTATTGTAGAAGCCATTGGGCCAGAAGGTGCTGCAATTTTAGCAATTCTTATTTTTGCTATTACAGCATTTAAAGGGCCCTCCAGTTCTGGTATATCTGTATTCGGTAAAGACATGCTTACTTCTGATATATTATTATCCATGGTTCCTGCATTGTTAAATAAGAGTAATGAGTTTATAGCCGGTCAGTTAGAAAACCTAAAGCAAGAGTATGATAATTTCTTATTGGCTGCAGAAAAGCAATGGGATGAATTAGCACTTATTCAAGAAGAACTTGAACCTAATTTATTGGCTGAGAATCTTTTAATGGCACAATCAGCCAGGTTATTACAGCATCCTATAACAGATCCAGAAAAGTTTTATGAGTACACAATTCATGCAGGCAATATAGGTACTGTTGTTGCACATGATATCGTACCTAATTTTTTTGATATGTCTTTAAAATTACCTGAACCAAATAATTATGCTTTTGCTAATATGGCAAATATAGGTTAATAATAAATAAATAAATTTTAATAAGGGGACTGACTATGGTAAACAATAACGATCAATTTAATTTTGATTTTGATATAGATGAAAATTTATTTAAAACCGATGTGGGCAAAACATATGGGTCTTCTCAGAATCAGAATTTTGTTAATCAAGGTTTTGGTTTAGGAGATTTAGCAAATCTTAACACTAATCCTCTTAATCTTCCTGACTACGATGGATTTAAGTTTTGGGGTAAAGGAGGTGTTGATGAGTTTGGCAGATATAGAGCTACTGGTATGGAACACCTTGGCGGATACCAAGATCCTCTTACTAAAATGAAACATGGTAGTTGGGCTGGTGGAGCATTTGATGCTCTTGAAGGGGGAGCTAAAGTTTATCTTGGTTTGAAGAAACTAGGACTGGCTGAAGATTCTTTTAACTTCCAGAAGCAAGCATTCAATAAAAACTATGCTGCTCAGAAACAATTAGTTGAGGCAGATTTTAATTGGCGTGAAAATGCAAGAAAACTAGCCAATGCTTCTTACCAGAAAAAAACTATTAATATCTAAGTAGGGGGACAAAATGGCTCAGATTACTTGGCGGAATGTAAATGCACCCTCCTTTGAAGGCCCACTGGAAGCAATAGGTGATGCTAATGAAGATATTATTAGTGGGTTTGATCCTTTTAAAAAAATACTTACCGATCATCAAAAACTCCAGGAAGAGAATTTTATTCAACAAGGAGAAAATGTTGATACTGGTATCCAAGCTAACTTACAAAAGTTAAAATCTCTTGGTGAGTTGAACCAAGCAGAAGATGCAGGTCGGTTTGATATTGGTACTATAGAACAACAGTACGGTAAGATGGCGAACTTTGATAAGCTTACTAAAAATGTAGCCAAGCAACGTACTGATCTAAGGGCTGATGCACTTAGTATTGCCTCTGGAATTGGTACTCAAGCAGCCAACGATGGTAAGGATATTACTCTTGGTTCAAAGGCTGTATATGAAAATTTGATTGCTAAAGGCGCTGATAATGACTGGGCACTGCAACAGGCTTCTAAGTGGGAACAAGGAGCTGGGGTATTACAGAATAAATTTAATAAAGAAAGAAAAGATGCTACAGACACTTTCTTATTAAATACAGGACCAATAACTTCTCCAGCAAAAATTCAAGAAACCATTGATGCGGGTAAACAACAAGGGATTAAGGCTAATTGGGATGTTGTCCAGCAAAAGCTCACTCAAGAAATGTCAGCAAATAGAACAGAAAGTATTTATCAGAGACAAGAAGCTGATAGAGTAGCTCTTAACGCTTTCAACACTGATTTTTTAAAAAATATTAATAATGGTATGGATCCTGCACAAGCAGTACAAGTTGGTGCTAAAAAAGCAAACCTTAATGGTACTCAGCAAATAGCTGCTTCTAACATGGCTCTAGGTTATGCAAAGCAAAAACAAAAACTTAAAGGTCCTCAAGAAGAAATGTATAATCAGCTTAAATTAGAAGCTGATTCACAGCTTACACAACAACAAGCAGATGCTACTGCGCATATAGATTCTTTAAAGCAACAATTAAGTAATGTTACTGGGCTTGATGAGAATACAAAAACATTTGCTGAAAAAACAGTATTGCAGGATGGTGGTATGGTAGGCGAGATTATGAAGAGTCTCACAAAAACAGGAAAAGTCGAACCTTCTGATTGGTGGAGCGCTTTAAAAACTAGCCCAGGTACTGTTAGTTCTATTTTAAATAATAAATTACAGCAATTAAGAAGTCTTCCTGGTATTAATGATGTTGATGCAAATAGTTTACTCTGGTTGGCTTATCAGGATTCTGTTGGAGATAGTTATGGTTTTGGTGGAGCAAAAGGAGTAGCCCCAAAAGCTTTAGATGCCACAATTAGAGCTCGAATGAGGCAATATAATGATGGTAAAGCTATTAGACAACAAATAATTACAGACTCTAAAAGTTTAAAAAGAGAACTTGAAAAAGCTGCAGTTGCAAAGAGTGGTGCATTACTAGGTTGGAGACAAGAACAACGAAAAGGAAACCTTTCTGGTACTGTCAATAATGGTTCATTTGTTGAACAAATGAGTACAGCTTTTTCAAAACTTCCTAATGAATCTTCGCCTACTTTGCAAAAGCAATCTTTGATAGAGGCTAAAGCTGCTTTTAAGAGAGCCTTAGAGAACAATTCTGCTATTTCAAAACAAGTTGGGGATCAACTAACCAAAGATATAAAACAAATGTCAGCAGTAGAATTTGAAAAAACTATAAAAAAACTCGGGGGTGTTACCCATACAGGAGCTCCTGTTGAAATAATTAAAAAACTTAAAAGTGGGGACTTTACAAAAGGAACTTCCCGCCGTTTAAAAAAAGATAGAGACTCATTTTTACGAGCACTTCCGGTTAATCTTAATAAATAGGATGTCTTATGTTTGATCCAGAGCTTGCTCCGCAAAAAGGTATTGATCTTCAAAATACTCTTCAAGCTAAGATAGATATATTGAATAGTAAAACAGCAGAAAAGCAATTTGATACTGCAACTATGGAAGCACAGTTACGAAGCAGTGTTAACACTTTTCAAGAACCTAATCAGCCTTTAATCCCTTATAAAGAGACTCTTCCTGAAGCAGCAGCTCGGGGTGTTGTAGAATCAGTTAAGGGCATTCCTATGTTAGCTTCAGGTGTAGTAGCTGGCGGTGCTCTTGTGGCTGAAAAGATTGTAGGGGAAGGTGGTATTGCTACCAAGATTAAAGAAGCGGCTGCTGGTAAGTATCATAAAATTGAACAAGACATTGGTGTGGGCGCCCAACCAGAAGATTCTTTTACTTACTCTTATGAAAAAGCTAAAGAAGGCGATTGGAAAGCATTAGTTTCTTGGTTCTCCCATGGTTCGGGTTATGTGGCCGGGCAATTAACTAGCTTGTTGGTTGGTAGTGGTATTATTAAAACCGGTGTGGAGCTTACTGGTAAAAAAGCAATTAGTAAGCTTATGGGTGGTTTAGTTAAGAAAGAAGCTGATCGGATAGCTAAACAGCAATTAATTACTCAAGGTGCTAAAGTAACTACTGAAAACATTGCTAAAGTTGCTGCAACTGATTCAGTATCTAAATTAGCAATATCTTCTGTAACCAGTAAAGCTGGTACCCATATTGGTATGGCCTCTGCTGGTTTTGGTTTAGAGGGTGGTGAGATATTTGGTACTCTATCCCAGGAAGCAGATGTAACCTGGAAACAAATCCAGAAAGCTGGAATTGCTACTGGACTGGCCGGAGCAGTTGAATACTTAGATTTACTGTTTAATGTAAAAGCTTTAAAAGGTGGCCTCAGTACCATTGGTGGATTAGGTAAAAAAGTAAGTGGTGTGGCCGGCAAAGCTACCAGAGTTGGTGTAACCGCAGGTAAAGTTGCTCCTGTTGAATTTGCTGAAGAGTACGCGCAAACAGCCATTGAACAATGGGGTACTGGTAAGAATCCTTTCTCTGCTGAATCTCGTAAAGAACAGTTTGATGCTGGTATGCTTGGTTCACTTGGTGGACCGGTTACCAGTGTAGGCGGAGTATTTACTCGGTCAGAACAGGAACAGCAAGAATCTACTGAACGTAAAGCAGAACGTAAAGCTCTCAGGGTTAAAGCGAATCCTAAAGCACAATTAGGTTATGAAGATAAATTATCAGCTGCTGTTGAAACAGAAGACATTTCCATGCATAAAGATAATCCTGTATTGGCAGCTGAAGCATTACAACAGATTAATCAAAAGAAAGATCTGGATCCATCGGTTAAAATAACCAATCATGATAAAGCAATAGAGATCCATAATGCAGTAGATGCTGAATTCCAGGAACAAATTAAAGAAGTACAGAAGTACCAGGCAATTAAAGAAGAAAGAGAACTTACTAAAGAAGAGGGTGAGTTAGCCGTCTCTGCAATGAAACAAGCCATGGCCTCTAAAGCCATCATAGATCAGATAGTACCGGTCATCGATAGTATGGGCCGAGAAGAGACTGCTTCACCTGAGAAACTCAAAGAAGTTAAGACAATTCTTAAGGGTTCTGATTCTGTTAAGATCCAGGAAGCTATTCTTACTGTTTTTGGTTCAAAAGGTGATTTTACAGATGCTGATATCAATGAGGTCCTGAATAACCCCAAAATAGACGATATAACGAAGGTTAAGTTCAAACGCATACTCTCCTATCAGAAAAGTGCCAAAGCGACTCTAGAGGGCCAAAAAAGCCCTATAAACAAGACATCTGTGCAGGTGAACCAAGATATTATCAATGGTAGAATCAAAGATAAATTTAAAGGTATCAAGGGCTACCTGCAATCCATAGCCATTGCAACACAAAATAAGGACACCAAATTAGCTAAATCTCAGTTATCAGATCTTCAGGCATTCACTGAAAGACATGCCATTAAAGCTGATTTATTTCGTAGACTTCAGGATGCAGTAATTAAAGCAAAAGCTAAAACAACTGAAGAACAAGAAGCAGTCATTAAAACATTCTCTGCGGCTGATCAGAAATTCTTAGAACAACTGAACACTGAACGTGCATCAATTGGTTATAATGCCGATTATGACTTTAATACAAACTTTGAAGCTTCAATTCAATCCATGGAGCGTGAGGCTGATTCTCTGTCTGAAGCTCTTTCAGTTGCACAGGATATGATCACCCCTCCCCAAGCTCAGCCTACTGCCGAAAAGGTTGTTCAGTCTGAGACTGAGGAGGAGGAAATTTCTGCAGCGACAGCGGAAGATGTTTCCTCAGAGGAAGTCGGAAGTAATGAACAACCTTTGAGTGCTGAGCAAGAAATAACTTCTTTAGTTAAAACAAATAAAGGAAAATGGGTTACTGTTGATTTTCCTAAATACACTGGTACCTTTAAAGCTCAGGTAACTGGTAATGTGATTCCAGATAGCTTCAGTATAGTTAATGGGGTAAAAACTGTTACTGGTTATAGTATTGAAATAAAAACAAATACAGGTAAAGTTCTTACTGCAACAGCACAAGAATTAGGTTTAAAAGCCTATAAAACAGACCAAGATATTGAAACAACTACACCAGTACAAGAAGATTTTGTAGTTGAAGAGGAAGATACTTTTTTTGGTCAGGATGAATCTGAAACATTCTTAACATTAGAAGAAATGACCAAAGCGGAATTACAAACTCTTTATCAGAATACTGAAAAAACTAATACTGACAGAAGACAAGAAATTGAAGCAGTACTTAGAACAAAGCATGCAACTGAAAAGAAACCAAAGAAAGAAGATGGCTCTAAACCCGAAGAAAATGCTGACGACGCGTCGGCATTTTCTGAGTCTGAGCCATCTGAAAAAACTTTATTTAGGGGGCAGGAAGAGGCTCCTTATATAGACGATAAAGGTAATTTAGTTTTAACCCCTACTCATGATTCCTTGTTTAAAAATACTGGAATTTCTTTTGCTGAAGATAAAGAATTAGCAGAAGAGTATGGAAATCGGTATTCTAAAAATCCTTTTATTATACAAATAAATATTGATTATCTTGATAAAATCTTTCCTTTAAATAGACAAGGTGGAACTGCTGTTACTGATGAAAGAGTAGTAGGTGATGAACGGGAACAAAGGATTGTTACAAAAAAAGATATTATCATACCTAAAGGACAGTATTCTGTTTCAAAAAAGAATATTAAGTATGATCATAGTACTACAGCTACTTCTGTTTTAATGGATGAGTTGGATAAAGAAAATTACGAAGGAGATATTTCTGAGCATCTTCGTTATGGTGAAGTTGCTCAAGGATACGCAAGTAATGAACAAGAGTATTATGATAGTATTAAACAAGAATTAAAAAATAGAAATTTTTCAGAGACTGATTTTGCTTTTATTTCGAATAACCCTATAACAACAGATCCTGATAGTATAATGGAAGCTTTAGGTATTGATCCTAAAACTAATAAATGGAAAAATTCTTATAATACAGAATATCAAAATCGCAGAAAACAATTATATGAAAAAACAGCTTCTGAAAAACATACACCCTTAGCTGAACAATTAACTGATAAAACAGGTATTGATAGAGAATCTCTTACCCCAGGTAACACAAATAATACTGATTTAGCCAATAACAGATTATGGGTTAATACGCTTAGAGCTTTTTTTAAACCAATTTATGGTAAAGCCGGCCCTAAGAGTTTATTAAATAAGATTCCTGATTTTGTTGCAGCAATGCGTAAAAAGATATTATCTAAAAATCATTCTTTAAATCCAGATCAGGAAAAAGCAGCAATTGCTTTAATGAAGTTTAATAAAGAATTCTCTGCTACATTACTTAAAACTTTTAAACCAAAAGCAAATGAAAAATTCTTTTATGAAGATGCTGTTAATTATTTTAGAGTTAATGGTGAACTAAATCCTAACTTTCTTATGGCCATGTCAGCTACTGCTTGGAAGTGGTTAGCAACTCAAGGTCCTAAAACCTTAATAAATGATGACAAAAGTATTCGTAAAATATTTAATCTTAAAGAGAGTCAGGAAATCTCTGAAGATGTTAGAGCTTTGGTTAGTCGTATTGGCGCCTCCAAAGATTATTTGAGTGGAACGCTGGGTAAAGATGTTATTAAGATGTTTGAGATCAAGGCTACTCAAGATATTGGTGTATTTGACCGAGAGCTCATTGAACAAGATCTTGGTACTCTGTTATTGGCTACATTAGATCGTATGGGTCGAGTAGAGCGTACTCAAGTTAATGCCGGAAGAATACCCAGTACTCCTGTAAAAACAGAAAAGATTACTTTAGGATTCTATGGTTTACGTAATCATATGTTAAATACTCCACAAGCTCCACTCTCTCCTCAATTAATAAATACTTTTATTCTTCCTGATCAAAGACTAGATGTAGCCAAAGAAGATGTTATAGACAGAAAAAACACTACTAAAGTAGATTTCTTTCGTATTGCTAGTAAGGTTGTTACATTAAAAGATGGGACTTCATTTGAAGCCTTAACAAATGCAAATACCCAGACACGAACAGATTATGAATATGGTAAAGGTGTCTGGGAACAATTATTTAAATTAACAGCAGATCCGTTAGACTACTCTTTTACCAAACCCACCTGGGAAAATGATAAAGAAAAGTGGCCATTGGCCAGAACAAGTGAATTTGCAACAATCCCTCAAACCAATAATTTAAAACAATATATTGAACAACCTTATGGATTATCCCATGGTGTTATGAATATATTTACTTTTCTGACTAATGCTGGACAGAGAACTGCAGCTGGTGCAGTAAACATTAATGATGCAACACATGACCGACATAAACACAGAGAGAGTATTAATCGTAAAATTGAACTTGATCTGGATGCAGTACGCTTCTGGTTACACAATGCTAAAAAAGAAACAGCTAAGTATGCTTCTAATTTCTTTATACAATCTTATTTTATTGCTACTGGACGAATGCAACAAGCAGGTCCTATTCAACCACAAAATAGTATGACCCATAGATTTCTGTTTAAAAATAAAGCTTGGGAAGCCACTTTTGATAAATCAGATGAACAAGTAGTTGAATTATTTAAAGCAGCAGTAGGCCTCTCATTAGGAGTGGATCCTACTAAAGAAGCATCTATGGCTATAGTGCAACAAAAAACAACTGATATTTTAGAAAGTCCAGTAATACAATCTGCTTTAGCTGCTATTGATGTATTCCTATCAGCCGCAGAACAGCATACTGAGTACTCACCAGATGAGATGGTAGCCTTACGTAAAGCTCAACCAGACTTAGAGGCTGATATTTTAGCCGGTATTAAAGAAGGTGGCGAAGACCTTCATACTTTAAAAGGTCTTCTTGAGTACCAAAGATTTCAAAGAGCAGGTGCTGGTAAATTTACTACTTCTCTTCCAGTAGAGATTGATGGTCAGGCAAATGGACCAACTATTGGCGGTATCCAGTTATTATTAAGTTTACCCACTATAAAGAATTTAGGTATTGCAGCCAGTGAAGGTATGGTGTTTACTGAGAATCCTGTAGAAACAGATACTGTTCCTTATGATCCTTACCAATCTATTGGGGCCGGTTGGGGCGCTTTAGTGAACCAATTAAAAAAGACTATGATCGCTGCTAAGGATACTGCAACTTATAAACGCATGGAAGCTGCAGAATTCTTATTAGGAAAACTTACAGATAGTAAAGGCTTCTTAGATAAGGCTGTACGTAAATTAGCTAAGAATAGAGCTGTAGGTGCTTTATATGGCTCCGGTCATGGTAAGATTAAACGAGGTTTAGTCATTACAATAATTGAAGATGGTATTAAAGCTAAGTTAGAAAAGATTTTAGAAGACCCTACTCGTCCAGCTGCAGCTGATGAATTAAGAGAACTTGTTCGTTACACTAATACTTTAGCTAATAACCCAAAAGCATTATTTATTCCTGCCAATATTGCTGGTGTTGAAGGAAATTTAAATAAAGAAGCTTTATTAAAGATTAAACTTAATCCCAGTATCTATGAAGATATTGCTGCTTTTACTAATAAATACCATGGTAAGGCCTTAACTCAGGCTATAGATAAAATCTATGGAGACATACAACAAGCCAGGACTCCATTGAATAAAGCTATTACAATTGCTGCTGCTTTTTACAATGCTGCGCAGAAAATGTTAGTTCAAGAGCATGTTGCTAAATTTGGTAGTGTAATGACCCAAGAGCAGTTACAACAAATTCGTGATAGAATAAAGAAAATCTTTCCTGTTTTAAAATCTTCTTTAGGTGGGAAAGTTCCTTTAGCTGAATTTGCTACAAATCTTGAATATACTACTGCTGTAGAAGGAACCTCTACTCAGTCTTATCAACCAGATGGTAGTAATGTACATTACCAGCCAATGCATAATAGAGCAAAGAAACTCAGTACACTAGGAGATCCCAGTGTAAAACCGGTTATTATAAGTGTGCAAAATTATGATTCTAGTTCTGCTAATAGAGCAATGGGC